TATGTTTATTTCCAAAACAGAAAAGCAAGACCTTCTTTATCGCATCTCAATGCTTGAAGAAATAGTTAAAGGCAATAACGGCAAAATAAACGAATTGGAAGTTACTCTGCGTAATAGCGCAGTGATTAACAAAAAGACGTTGTTTTCCGAAGCAGAAAAAATCAATGCCAAAAAAGAAAAACAACGCGAATACAGTCGTCGCTATTACCAAAAAGTAAAAATTGAAAAGGCTAGATTATGATCGTCAAAGACATTCGCGCCAGCGAGTCAAATCACTGGTACACCCGTGATGGTGTTCCACAGTACACTGTGCCCTCTAAAAAGGATGGCTCCCCGCGCAATACAACCCTGCGCGACGCCCGAACCATGAACTTGGTTCCCAGTGTCACTACGGTGCTCAACGTGGCCGCCAAACCCGCTCTGACGGCTTGGCTGCAACAACAGGTACTGCTGGCGGCTCTTACGCTACCCAAACGCGACCAAGAGTCCGATGAGGACTACTGCAAACGAATCATCCATGACTCGAAAGAGCAGGGGCGTTCGGCGGCTGATGCGGGGACAGACATCCATGCATCAATCCAAGGACACTATGAAGACAGACCAACAGGTAAACACACAGAACACGTTACAGCAACCAAACAAGCCCTCCTCAACCACTTCGGGGACGTTATCTGGGTCTCCGAGCGATCATTTGCCCACGAGGCAGGTTTTGGCGGTAAGTGCGATCTATTTTGCGCTGGCTCCCTCAATGCAGTCGTAGACGTCAAGACTAAAGAATTTAGCGATCCAGCAAAGGTCGACGCTTACGACGAGCATTTAATGCAACTAGCGGCATATCGGGTAGGGCTTGGTATTCCACAAGCGCGGTGTGCCAATCTGTTTGTTTCTCGCAGTGTCCCCGGCCTTGTAGTTATTAAGGAATGGGATGCGGAGGATTTAAATCGTGGATGGGAAATGTTTATGCATCTCCTGTTGTTTTGGCAAAAAAAGAATCAACACCAATGAAAACCATACAAGCATTTGTCACCAATGATGGAAAACTATTTCCAAACGAACAACAAGCCGCTTACCATGAAATGTTTTTAAGCAAACAACAAGTTGTTGAAGACTTTCTTGCAAGCGATTTGAACGTATATTTAGGGCAAGCGCAAAAATCAATTGCCCGAAACACAGTTATTAACTGGGAACTATGGAAAGCCAAAAATGTTAAATGAAGAAATTGTCAAACAAATATTTTTCTACTGCGATGTATATGGGCCAGACGCTCTTATTGCCGACGAAGTAGACATCTGTCAGTTCGCTGACAAGATCGTGCAATATGTCACGCCCATGATTGCTCAGAAAGAGCATTTGCGGTGCGTGGAAATTGTGGGCAATATGAACAAAGAGGTTGGGCGTGCATTGCTCAATCAACGTCCATGATATTTGACTACGAGCGCGTGAAGAGGCTGGCCCAACAGCCAGACCTTGAGCAAGCCTTGTACTATCAAGACATGCTTGAGGCTTTTACCGCTGGTATTGAAATGGGCTATGCGCAAGGCATCAAAGCAATGGAAGAGCGGATGGCACAAGTCCAACTGCTTCTCCTGCGCACTGGTGGCAGCGCATAAAAAAAGCCCCCGAAGGGGCAAAGAGGAGAGTGGCAACTGCTCCTATTTTGGTTGCTCTGCGCTTGCAACGCCTGCAAAACGAGACAAAGGCCCAGCGGCAAGGTCTCCAGCTTCACGCATGATAGTTGGCCGCTTGGTAGCCAGTGCAGTCAATGCGCCCATCACAGGCTTGTTGTACATCATGCCAGCGGTCATCAATGGCACAGCGCCAGTCATGTAGTGTGCACCAGCTTCTGCCGAGCCCATACCAAACAATTTAGCCATGGCCGCAGGCGTCAACAAACGACCTGCCGTGCCGCTGTCTGGCATCCCCTTACCCATGACAGACGCCGCCGCCTGAGTCTCTGGAACAGACATTCCCGTACCGCGAGCAGTAGCCCTGCGACCAGCCATGGACTCTGCCGCAGAGCGCATTTGGTTGGCCGAGAACACGCCCTCGTCTGCGCCACGCAATGCCGCCGCCTTTTCCACGCGCAAGTAGTTTTTAAATGCCTCATGGGCAGACCTCAACTCCTTGCCTACCTGTGGGTTTTGACGAGTCAGTTCATCACGCAAAGACTCTTGGAAGTCACGCAAGGCAAAACCTTGGCTGCGAACAATCGGGTCTGGACTACCAATGTAGGTCTTTGCCATCTCGCCCAAACGCATCTCAGCGACTCGGAACTGCTTGCCATCCAGCGAATACTTGTCCAACAATGGGCCAAAAAAAGTGGTCTTGAGCGCCTCGTCAACCTTAGTCGCGGCTTCTGGAACCAGATTTTTGGTGGCTTCACTGCTGGCGTCATACATCCGAGCAATGGTTGAAGTCTTCGTCTGTGGATCAACGTAATTGCCAAACGAAATCTTTGGCTCAAGGCTCTTGTATGCGCCGTTGATCTTGGAATATAAGTGGTTGATCATGTCTTGACCAGCCGCTACATCCTTCGGCAAGGTCTCACCCAAAGGCTTGAGCACCTGATTGCCCATGGCGCGGTTGAAGTCTTCGGTTGCCACGCGCTGGCCGTGACCAATGATTGATCCTAACAATGGTGTGCTGGTCAATGCGTCTTCGGCTTTTTGCAGGCTTTTGCCAATAAATGGAATTTGTCCAGCCAATTGACCGGGCGTAAAATATTTCATCCCCATGTCCTGCAACATTTTCATTTGCTCGGAAACTTTGGGGTTGGTCAACAACTGGGTTCCTTTGTTTACAACAGCACCCAAGCCGCCGCTTAAGGCCATCTGCTGGGCCTTTTCCTTCAGAAAGTCCTTGTAATCACCCTCAAGGTCAGTTGGTGTAAATGCCGCCGCACCAGCGCCTTGAACTGCGCCCTTGGCAAGCCGAGACTTATCTACCACGGAGCCAAGCGTAGACAATACGTTTGATACCTTGTTTGGCGTGACCTTGGAGAGCATGTTTGCAAACACGCCGGGTATTGGGCTAGCAATTTGACCAACAATGTCGGCTGCCTGAGCAGGTGTGCCGCCAACTTGCTCTGCCGCTTTGCTTGCCTTTTCCAATGCACGGGCAGGCGCGTTTATGCCAGCAAATTGTGCAGCGCCAGCAATTGGCTTTAAGACACCAGCCGCACCGCTCATTAAAGTTGCACCAGTGGTTTGGCCCATGCCGTAGTCCATCGGGACACCGCTTACAGGATCATAAACCGTGTCAGGGTTGGCATAAGGGTTGGCAGGCTTCTCTTTAACCTCTGGAGCCGCTTTTTGAGGCTCTACAGGCTTTTTCTGCATGGCGGCGTAGTGATCCTCTGCCGCACCCTGAAGATCGGCCTCTGTGGCTCCTTCCGGGCCTTGAATCTTCAAGATCGTGCCGTCGGGTGCTTGTATCTTGTAAATTACATCAGCCATTATGGAGCCTTTGCTGGTTCGGTTCCGATTACTTTGAATTTGGACGTTGGAGCCGCTGGAGTACCCACAGGTAGTCGATTTTCAGAAATATATGCAGGAACTTTTTTGTTCTGTTCCCAATACGTTTCAATTGCTGCCGCTCTATCAGCAATTCGCTTGTATGAATCATCCAAATTTTTTAATATTTGATATCGACGTTGATTTGTCAATTTAGGATCTGCAAGATCGCCCAAACCTTCTAAAATGTTTTTAGCATCTTTGTCTGAAGCGGAACCCGGCAACCGAGGAACGCTTGGCATCAATTCTTTTGAAAGCTGGTTAATTTCACGAAGCGCCGTTGCTTCATCAGTGTTAAACAATTTTCCAAGTGATGACGCAAATATTCCTTCAATTGGGCCTTCTGGCGCTTTTGCAAACTTTTCTTGAATGACATGCAACTTGTCTCGTGCCTCATTGGCGCTTTCGCCTTTTTTAAGGTTTGGTAAAACCAACTCTTTAAATACCATTTTTTCTTGAGGGCTCAAGGCTTTTGCTTCTTCACGCAATTTTGCGTCAAGGCGATCACGAGCCATCTCATTGTTGCTTACAGAAAGCGCGTGATTCATTGATGCCATTTGCTGATTAAAAGCCATGGCCTGTGTACGATCCATGTGCGAGGTTGCCACAGTAATCATTGATTGGGCAAGCTGGTTGGCTTTGTCTTCGTCAATGATGCCCTTGGTATATTGTGATGCCAGACGCGTAGCTTGATCAGTCAGCGCAGCCGATGGGTTCATTGCAATGATGGCGTCAAATGGCGTACCTTCTTTGGTCATGTCACCAACCAAGCCGAGCTTTCGCATTTCGCTAAAACTCTTCATGTACTTGGTGACTTCTTCTGGGCCAGCCAAAGTCATGACCTGCTTGACCGCATCAGGATTGATCTTGTAGGTTGTGCTTTCTGTGCCGTCTTCTTTTTTCGTGACGGTTGGCGTCATCATGTTGTTGGCAGACTCTTGCAGGCGTTGCTTGCGTTGCTCATCAGCAATCTGCTTGACAATATTTGGATCGCCAGTAAGTCTTGCCAATGCTTGGGCGGCTGCTGGGTTGTACTTGTATGTCTCAACACCGTTTGCGTCTTTGACTGGCGCATACATGCTTGATGCGGCTTGACCAATTTGCGATTGGCGATTGGCCTCGTTGACTTGTTGCTGGAAAGCAAACTGCTTGTCTTGCAAGTCTTCCATCATTTTTTGCTCTTGCATCTTGCGTGCATAGTCGCGCTCGTTCTGCTCGCTCAAACCTTCTGCGGCATAACCAGCAGACTCGCCAAAAGAACCAGTTCGAGTAGGCTTTAAAAAGCCTGCCGCCAGCCGCATAAGACCGGGGTCAAATATTGGGGCCTGACGTTCAGAACGCCTAGATTCTAAAAGTGCTCTACGCTCATCAAGCACTTTGCGTTGAGCTTCAAGATCAGCAACTTTTTGAGCGGCAAAATCTATTGTTGGTTTTGCCTGCTCTTGCATTTTGCTGATAAGACTGGCTTCAACCGCATCAGGATTTTCTTGTGGGGCAAACATTGCGTTCAAACCGCCTTGCGTTGAAAGTGCCATGTGTTACCCCACCAAGTAGCCGTGTTGATCGTAAAAGTTGCCTCGACCATCATGGTACGAAGCCCCATCTGGTACACCGCCAGTATTCATGCCGTCGTCAGGAGAAGTGCCAACATCACCACCATCTGCCATGGACATTAAGCCACCTTTGGCTTGTTTGGGGGTCAATGTACTTCCGTTAAAAGCTGCCAACAGAGTACCGAGTCCAGCAATTTGAGACAGTGGGCTGTTGGTGTAGTTGCCTTGCGTTCCCGGTGCGGTGATCTGTTGCACCTGCCCCGTTGGCATTGTGTAACCCTGCAACAACTTGGCAAAGTTCTGTGTTTGAGCCAATGGGTAATCCATCAGCTTTTGACCTTGCGCTTGTTCTTTCTCTCCAAGCGTGTTCAGTTCGTTGAGGCCAGTCGTGCCCAATTGGTTTTGCTGTGTTCCCAAGTTGCCAAAGGCTTGTCCAGCTTGCAAAGCGCGATTTAAGTCAGCTTGCGCGGCTGTTGTGGCTGTGTCATAGCCAGACTTAAGCAAAGCCCCCTGTTTGCCAGCCAAATCCGACTGGATGTCACGCAAAGTGTTGCCCGTGGCCTGCATTTGCCTTTGTGAGCCATACTGACCAGAGCCGATAGCACCAGCACCCAATGCGGGGAGGACGTTCTCCTGCACGTTGCGGTTGGTCAAACGTCCCAATTCATCCACCACACCAGAGGTGTATGGGTTCATGTAGTTGCCAACAACGTCAGGGGCTGTAGTAGAGCCTGCCTCGCCAAGCAACTGAGAACCCGCACCCATAGATCCCTGACCCGCGAATGAAAGGTCTGGAGCCATGCTAAAGGCTTGTTGTTGGAGCGGGGATAGCCCAGCCACCCCGCCTTGCGTTATGGCGTTCTGGCCGAGGTTAGCAATGTCCTGAAGGTAGTTTGTGTAGAACTCAGGCGCAGTCTGCTGTTGTTGAGTTGTTGTAACTGTTGATGGCAGGGCACTGCCTTGGAAAAGATCAGCCATTTATTTCACCTTCAAATAAGAGGTCAGCGCCTTGGTCTTTGGCGGAATTTTGTTGATCGGGGCACTTCGTTTGTGAGCACGGATGCCCTCGCGGAACTTGTCCAGAGCCTGTGCGCCAGCCTTTGTAGAGCCGTTGCCAATTTGGGCTACCGTTTCAGCGTCAATCACATATTCGCCATCAGCCAGCATAGCGGGGATGTCATCCGATTGTCCATCACCTTCGCCGTGTACGGCAGAGCCTTGGCGGAAGTCCATGCGGCCTTGCACAAGCGGGACATTGGACATTTGAGGCAACCCGCCCTGAGCCATGTGATTCAGGCCAAGATTTTCCATCACATCAGCAGGTTTGCCGTAGGTGTAATGAGTCAGGCCACCAGTGGCTTTATGGATTGCTCCGCCTTGTTTTGCACCACCCGAATAAAAATAATCATTTGGGTTGTATTCGTCAATTGGGTAGCCACCAATAAATTCTGGCTGTTCTTCAGATTTTTGCGCTATTGACGACAAGCCGCCACCTATTTCATCAGGAGGGCCGGGATCGCCAATTGGTTGACGATATTCAGGCAAGTACTCACTGTCAGGGCCGGGGTGCTGACGATATTGATAAGGTTTAGGGTCAACATTCATCAATTCATCAACCGCGCTTGGGGGTACTTTGATTGATTTGTAACTGCCGTTGGTTGGTTCAACACCGCCTACAGCGTTATTCAAATTATTAGCCAACAAGTCACCTAATCCAGCACTATTTCTGCTTTCTCCACCGCTGGGGCCGCCTTGATCTGGCTGATTGGTGTTGTTAGCCATTTGGCTACTTAAATCTTTGACCGCCCACTGACCGTTAGATGCTGCAGACAACTGCTCAGGTGTAAACGTAGTTGTCTTCAAAAAGTTTTGAAGCGCGGCTTGGCGAGTTTTATCATCGCCCGGAGTTTGGCTCAAATTTGCCAATGCGGCTTGGACGCCTTGAATTCCAGCATCAGTAGATGCTACATTAAAAGGCTTGTTTGGATCAATAATGTTTCCGCGATCCATCAAATATTGTTGCTGTGCATTATTTTGTGCATCTCGTTCTTTTATGGTCATATAGCGGGATTGACCATTTGCATCTTGAACAACCGTGTTTGTTTCATTTGCCGTTGGATCGCGGCCAATATAACCATTGGACACAACAAACCCACCGCCGGGACTTACGTTTGCCAAAGTTGATCGGTAGGCATCAGTTTGAGCCTCATTAAATGCCATTTGTTTAACGCGATCAAATGCTTGTGCATCAGTTTCACCATACAAGTGAGGAATGGACGAAGGATTTTTTTGGTATTGATAAAGGCGTGAGCTTGGGTCAATATGGAATGCATCCATCTTGGCTTGGTCTGCGGCGTCTTGGGCTTTTTTGGTGGCGACCAATTTTGCATATTCTGCACCAGTAGGAGGGCCACCGCCGCCAGCAACAAAACCGCCGCTTGTTGGGGTACTAGCGGCAGAAGAAGATGCAACAGCAGAACCAGTGGGCACAGCAGATGCTTTATTCACCTGAGAAGCCAATTGCTGGTTTTTCATGGCGTTGACAATCTGAGCAATGATTGCATTGATGTCAGTGCCTTGATTGTTAGTCGTGCCGGGGCGATTGGTGATGTAGGGGTCTTTGTAGTCCCCTTCGTTCACCGGGTTGGATGCTGGTGCATTCAGGTTGTGGAGCAACTCAGCATTGGGTGTATAGCTACCACGTTGACTGTAATCACTGTGTGGAACATATCGTGCTGGCCCCATACCGAAGTTTGTAGTGCGGGGGTTGAGCAGTCCGTAGGTGGACATATCCACGCCAGTGTTCACGGTGTTTGTGTTGCCACCAGTGCTACTGAGCAAAGCCGCCAATAAGCCACCAGCACCAGCCGCACCGCCTGATGTCTTGAGCAGGTCAATGATGGATTGAACGGGGTCAATTGCTTTGGTATCTGGGGGTGGGGTATCTGGGATTGGTGCTTCTGGATTTAATTTGTTCTCTAAAATTTTAGAGCCTCCACCGAGGGAAAAATGAGGCACACCGCCGTTTTTCATCATCACAGCGAGGCCACCACTTTTTCCTTCAGGCATATCAAACTCAGGGAAAACAGGAGGCGGTGAATCAATTATTGATTCTTCAACAGCCTTGACAGGGTCAATAACTGGCTCAGTTTTATCTTCTGCTGGTTTCAAATCAATAACAGTACCTAAATCATTGACAACCCTTACAGTGCCATCTTTTGAGGTAATAGTAAAAGTACCATCACCGTTGTCATGGTGATATTCGCCATCAATGTAAATGTCGCCATTTTCGTCTGTGGTCTTGATGACGTTGCCATCTTTGTCCAACACCAACGTAGAACCATCATCCATTTTTTGGGTGTAAGTCCCGTTTTTATTGTCAGTAATGGTTGGATTGCCTTGCGCCCACTTAGGCAGAGTTGACACCGTAGATGTCACTGGTGGTTTTTGTGTACCACTTGAAGGGTTGCTGGTTGTAGTTTTAGTTCCGCTGTTGATAATCTTTTGAGCGCCAAGGCCCATCACAGCGCCTGCAAGAGCGTTGATGACAGCACTAGGCACGCCACCAGAAGTAGATGTAGTGCTACCAATCTTCTGACGCGCAGTGTCACCCGGCTGAGTGATTGAAGTGACTGGCCCTTTGGAAATGTTGGGCACGCCAGACATGTCAGGCATTTGCGAGGACATCAGGCTGACGTTATTTGATCGTGTCGGCGCAACCATAGAAGTGTAGTTTTGTGGCTGCATCTCGCGCAAGGCGCTGGTCAACTGAGACACATACGCAGGCGATGGGGTCTCATTGGTAGACGCCGATGGGTTGATCGTGCGGTACATTTCATTTTGAGTTGGGGGCGCAGAGGCCACATCACGAATGATGCTTCCCAAACGGGCGTCTTTTTGCACTTCTGGCAAGGTTGCGCTGGAAATTCGTTTGTTCAAAATTGCCATGATCTATCCCGTCAGTAATTTGTTGAGGCTCTCAAAATCGTTCAGCGGTGTCAATTGAGAAGTTGGCACATAAGCAGGTGCATTGTTTATTGGGTACAAGTTGCGTACATCAACTCGTGGTGCTGGTAGTTTATCTCCACTGGCCTGTGGTGCGCTACTCTTTGCAAGCTGTGACAGTGCAGAAATTGCACCTAACGGGCCACCTTTGATTGCATTGGTCAATCCTTTGACTGTGTTGATGCCTTGCAGGATCTTCCCGGCGACCGGAAGGATGTCATTCAAAGGCGAACTTGTGGCATTCAAACCGCCCGTTGGGGTTTGATCTGATTGGTCAACCGTAAACGGCTGGGGAAACTCGCCAGTGGACGGAAATGAGTTGACCTCAAAGTCTTTGCTGTTTGGGCCTGTACTGCCGGGAGACAACAAACTAGATGCCGCTGATACTAAAGCCAATGGGTTTTTGCTTTGCAAGGCTTGGATGCCTTTATACGCTTGTCCAACATTTACCCCTGTGTCGCCAATTTCTTGCCCACCAAAGCCGCTTAAAGCGCCACCAGTCACGCCTCCTTTGATAACATCTTCTAAGTTGCCACCTGTCAATGCCGCTCGGCCTGCGCCTAATGTAGCGCCACCAGCAAGTTGACCTGCTGTGCCAGACAATCCAAACAAGCTCTGACCCAAACCAGATGCACCACCAAACGCGCTACCAACGCCAGCAGTTAGGGCAGACAACGCAACCATCTTTGCAAAGTCGCCAAATCCATCGCCGCCAGCGTCTGCATATTGGACTATGTTGCCTTTTTGATCGTAAATAGGGGTGTATTTATGGCCGTTTTTGGTAATGTCATCGCCAATGGCATTTTTAAAATTACCTTTGTCATCATAAAAAACTTGGACTTGTTTGCCGCCAACATTGGTTAATTGGCGATATTCCGGGCTTCCTTGCTCGTTACCTTCGTTGTCCACACCTTGGTTCGGACTGAAAGTAACACGACGCCCTAATGAATCTTGTTGATAACTAGTATCAGGAACATTTCCATATTCATCTGCAACAGCGTAAGGATCAACGCCCGGATTGATGGTTTTTAATTTAGATGCGTCTTCTAACGTAAATCCAGTTTTGGCAAAATTTGGATCAACGGCGTGCAAGTATTCGGCAGCAGCTTGCTGTTTTTTTATTCGAGCTGATACATCTGATTTATTCATCGCTGCTTCTCCGTCGGCTGGTTCACCGCGCCTACTAAGGCTTGAGCCCAGTCATGCCAGTCTTCGTAAATATAAGGGCCGGGAATGCCTTCGTTGGTGAAGATGTCAATTGCCTTTAAGCCTGCTGCCCATTCTTTCCAATCCGTGCTTTCGTTTGGAATAGACAACTGCTGACCAGCATAGGCTTCGCACATAAGCTCTGCCCATGACACAAACGTGTGGTAGCGAGGATCGTAGACGAGTGCAAGCATCAGTACGGCCTCGAATCGCCGAAGGTGACGCTCAACAGAACACGGCCAAGCTGGTAGGTTCCGCCTTGCACGTTGGACTTGAACCGCAAGCGAATCTCCCGGCGTTGCTGGCGCATGTCAATCTTCCCCGTGTCTGGGTCAAACGGGTAAGGATCAGACAGTACATCCTGCGACTGGGCATATGGCCTGCCGTTCACTTGGAAGGTCATTACACCTTCCTGAATAAAGTCGGGCTCTATGCGCTCAATGTTTACCCAGAAGTTGTCGCCGACCGGAGATTCTTGTGCAGGGCCACCAGCCACAAAGCCCAAGTCGCTAGTCTCAAAGAAGCTCTCAATGGCGTCAGAGAGCGTGCCTACAACCTCGTCAGTGCCGATTTCATGTTGCCATAGGGTAATCCTGCCCGCAGTCGTATTAAAGGTCGCTGTGACCGTTGCAGAGGCCGTGGCGGCATTGGTTAGGGTGACGTTGTAGAACGCCGTTGTACCGTTAGGTGCAATTGCTGAAATGGTTGAGTTGTCAGGGATGCCCGTCGCAATGACTTGCTGACCAAGTGCAATCTGGTTAGTGATCGGAACCTGAATCACGTTTGTGCTGTTGGTCGTGATGCTTGCCGTAAACACCAATTCTGTTGTGCTCAATTCGGTTCCTGCATTGATTGGGAAACGGAACACTTGAGAGAAAAAGCCAGCAGTGCGACGAGCGCCAAGAGCCTGTCCACCGTCATACCAGCAGTTCTCGCGGATGTTGTAGATCACGCAATCATTGCATTCAAGACTGTCTCCAGAGGGGAAGAACCACCAAATCTCACCAAAGCGAGGAACCTTTTGCGCCCAGACCTTTTGGCGTTGGGCGTAGTTCAGGTTGTCAAAGAAGTAGTTTTGGTTGAATGTGTTTGGGATTTCCTTGACCACACCGCTGTACATCAGGAAGCGATCAACCCCACACCAGTAGTAGATTCCGTCATACTCAATTACCGATTGGCTCGATAGGATTGAAGTTTGGCTAGAGATAATGTCATACCGCCAGTAGAACGTGCTGGAAGTAGTTCCAGTGGTCACAGTAGTTGGGGTAAAGCTGACGCGAATCAGCGAGTCCAGCGCCCAAAAGAGGCCAGAGGGCGAATTGGAACCACCGCGAACAGGCAGTCCCTTGACAATTTTTGTGGATGCTACGTTGGTTGCGTTAGAGTCTGGGCCATTCCAATCATAGGGATTACCCGCAACAGAATTCTTGATCAGACCGTTTTCGCCATACACAAAAACGTAAGGGTGCAGGACAACTACACCACCAGACACTGAGATGACGTCACCAGTAGGCGATGTGCCCGATGTATCCGTCAAAGGAGCCATGGTTGTGCCGCTGATTGAGCCAGCAAATACAGGGGTGCTTACAGTAGAGTCAATCTGCGCAAGGTTCTGACCGGGATGCCCAAACAACAACTGTCCACCACTGCCTTGCGCATTGAACATGGAGTCAAACTGCCACAAGTTTAAATCGCTGGGAGTAAATGCGGCATTGAGTGTTGCAACCTTTACAGAAAAGCCTGAACCAGTTCCACCGATGGATGCGGCTGTTGCACTTAGGGTATTCCCTACAAGGTAGTAATTTCCCTTGGTGGTGATGGTCACCGACGTCACAGCGCCGCCAGAAACCACGATAGTGGCCTTCGCACCGCTACCCGTTCCGCCCGTGAGCGTTACTAAAGTATATGTGCCGTTGGTGTACAGAGATCCGCCAACAAGGGTTCCTGTGGTCTGCACTCCACCGCTGAAGGTGAAGTCGCTGATACCAGAGCCGATGCCATTGTTGTTGATGTTGACAACTTGGAGGCCAGCGTTGTAACCGTTGAAGACTTGGTTATTGCCATTGACCGAATTAACGTAGATGCCACGCGAATAGCCCTTAGCCTGATTGGTGATTGAGCGGTAGCCTGCAATCTTGCGAGGGCGACCACGCTGAAACCTCACCCACTTGCCATCGGTGTAAAAGTTCATGTCGAACACAGTGCCATCCCGCTGGATGCCGGGTTTTGTGTCAATCGTCAGAACCTTTTTGGTCATCAGAATGTCCCGCCAGATATGCCGCTAGTAAAGTTGCCTGTGCCGTTGATGTTCAAACCTGTTGCCGTCAAAGCAAACAAATTCACACCAAGAATGGCGATGTCAAACTCACCAGAGGCGGCTCGGTAAATACCCGTAGTGGTCTCAGCCGAGAAGTTTAATGATGGCGCACCAACAGAACCGTTGTTCAAGCTGATGTTTGTTGAGCCAGCAAGAATGGTGTTAGCGTTGTACAAATTAACCGAATCGCAAACCAATGTGGCTTGAGTTCCTGTTGTCAAGACGGCAGTAGCTCCAGAGCCTGTGGTCACCGTCAGGGTGTATGCACCGCTTGTAGCGTTGACAATGTAATAGACCTGCACGGTTGCAGGCACAACAATAGTCACGTTGCCACTCAAAGCACCCGTGTACTTCTGAATGACGTTGGAGGCTTCTGCGGCGGTCAGGGTGTATGAGCCAGTCGTAACAGCTTTAGACAACTGAGTAAACGCAAACTGAGTTGATTTACCTAAGCCTACGGTGTAGAAAGTCACGCCACTGCACACAATGATGGCCGAGTCACCGGGTTGCAAAATAATGCTTGCAGACCCGTTGATTGTGTTTCCGCCGCTTCCAACAACCGTTAGGGCTCCCGTTCCGCTGTTGCGTATAAACATAAACCAGTTATTGCCAAGGGTTGAAGCCAAGGTCAAAGTCAAGGTTCCCGCACCGCCAGTCCACACATAAGTGTTTGAGCGATCTGCCGCCACTGCTGTGTAGTTTGAGGAGAAGGTGGTAACAGGCTGGCTTTGGTTCAGCGTCTGGCCGATTGCCAACATGCCGTAGCCAGCAAGGGTTGCGGCGTCTGCGCCAGAGGAGCCAATACCATAGGCAATGATGCCCCAAGTACCTGTTGTAGTTGGATTGGCGGTAATGTAGATGTAGTAGGACGAGCCAGCAGGAATTGTAATGATCGTACCTGCGCCACCAAACGTCTTGACGGTTATTGCGACCGAGCCTACGTTGCGGATCAAGGCATCCTGACCGACAGACGCTTGATTGGCTGGCGGCATCTGCAAGAAGTAGGCGGAGGAACTAGAGGAGACCTCCATGATCCTCGCGGCGGCGTCATCAGCCGTTGTACCGTTAATCGGCCAAGTCAACTGCAAGGTTGCAGTGAGCGTGATGCTACGGTATGCGACATCCGTGGGTTGGATGACGTTACCAGTAAATGGGGAGTTATAGCTCATTTAAGTGTCCTGTACGACGGCCTGACGATCCCCGATGCGCTGGACGTCTTCGGCCTTCAAAGTTTGCATGATCAAGTCGTAGTGCTGTTGCCACATAGGCATACGCTCGTCGTTCTTCAGGAATGGCATTGCTTGCAACAAAGAGCCATACAGCAATGCCTGCGGGGCATAAATGGTAAACCAGTTGGTTTGGTTGGACGAATCCAAAGGCTGGACGCGCTCGTAGTACAGAACCTCAAACTCATATGCCAAAGCAGGGGATGGAGCCACCAACCAGTGCGTATAGTCGTAGTCGGCGTAGTATGCTGGCACACCAGTCACGGTTGCGTCTGGTGAATACTCGCGCAGGTATTCGTACTTTCGGAGCAAAACCGGGGTCTTCTGGCCTGCCACAGTTACGTTTATGGAGACTGTCTTGTGCCACCGAGCAGGCTTATCAATGATCGGCTGACCGATGGTCATAGTGCTGGTATTGACTGTCAGGTTGCCCAAGAACTTAATTTGGGACGCAATGATCTGCTCTGCCAACATGATGAACAGCGGGATTTTGGCGACTGTGGCGTCGTCAGTACGATCCAGATAGGACTGGATGTTTTCGACGAGGGAGTCGTAAGTCATTACGCTGGCTGTAGTCACGATTATTTCCCCAAGATATTGCTTGACATTGTATTGCCACTTGCCGTATTAGGCAAATAAACGGGTTCCTGCTTTGTCAATGATGATCTTGCTCTTTCTCGGGGCGGCTCCAGCCAAGTTTGGCACGGAAATATGCGTCCAGCGGTCAAATTCACGGATTACTTGGTCGTACCCCAAGTCGGAGGCAATTACGGCCCTCACGACCTCATCAGGGGTCATGCCGGGAACTCGGATGTCAGCCGCACAACCGACTCGGTGTTGGCTGGTGTCCTTAGAGCCTACCGCATCATTCACCTGCTTTGATCTGAAGGCGCTGTTGACCATAATTGGCTTGCCGCCTAGTAACCCCTTAACCTGCTCCAAAAACGCCGCCAAACGCCTTAAATTGGCTTTCTCGGCCTCGTTTGGAGTGTTGTCAAACTGACGATGGTCGGTGTGGGTCAGCTCTTCCAATGTGAAGTGTTCAGAAAGGTTCATGATGTGGGCGTGGATTGGTGAAGAAGGTTGTCTTTGTTTTGGCTTGATGTTTAAAGTTACTTGTCAACCCCCGGCTTTTGTATTGTATATGTCATTTTTAGCCTCTAGGATAGCAAATGCAGCAATCCCGCTGCGCTAGGAGCAAGCAATGTTTAAATTTGAAATGCCATTAGGTTGGACGGGCAGCGGCAAAATTACTATTGAGACTTATGAATTTGACATGATTGAAGCCTTAAAAGAGTTTATTGAATTCCAAGAAGAAGCTAACTGGATTGGTAACTGGGATGAAGTTGAAGTTATCGAAGAAGACGGCGAAGAAGGCGCAGAAGAAGAAGAAGTGGTTGAGTAAATTACTCAATTCACTGAGTAACTTTAATCACACGGCCTCGGAATTCAATGGAATCGGGGCTGTGTGTCGTTACCAACTCAGGCAGCAACAGCTTGCCATTCACAAACGTCAAAACGGCAAAGCCAGACCTCCAATTCAATGGGCCGTGCTCGGTATAGTCTTCAAACTGTGGCCCGTAGGGTTCTGCCAGCGTACCCGTGTCAATACCGTATCTCACTCCGTTGTAATCCGAAAAAGGCGTGACCTTTAGACTATGAAGGTGGCCTGTAACAATGTTCTTGCCCGACCACATGGTGTTATTGTGGGTAGCATGAATACCGCCTTTGAATCGGTGCTTGACAACTGTGTTCTCATTCATCCATACAGCCCAACATGGCTCCCAATCTGGGAAGTGGTCACGCAAACTGAACCCTTTGACATGCTCGTATTGTGGCGCATTAGCCGCCAAAAACGTCTCAAATCGAGCATCGTGATTACCCAAGGGCCAGATTAGTTTGACGTTATGACGGGCTTCTTTGGCGGCTTCTTCAATGTATCCCATTGAGATCGTGCAGGCTTTAAGTTCTTCCATCACCGAAGGAGCTTTAGCCCAGCCAATACGGGGATGGCGAGAGATGCCTGCCCCGTCAAAAATATCGCCGTTTGCAATAACTGCATTGGGCTTGAGTTCTTTGATAGACCATAACAGTCCGTGAAATGCTGTGCTGTAAATGCCAGGCCAAAAGTGTGCGTCACTGAAGACAATTACAGTACCATTTAGGATACCAAGGTCTTTTCTGGCGGGGTGGACGTGGGCTGTTTGCAGATGTTTGTATTGTTCAGTTGATTGCGGGGCTTTGATTTCTATTTTTTCCCGGTTCTCAATTCGTCGTCGCCGTTTGTGCAACCCAGACAAATCCATGCCAAGGTTGATGCTGGCTTGGCGTATTGAAGCACTATTTTCAATGGCGCTGATAATTTGTTGGTCAGAAAATTTTTGAGAAGGCATCATAATTTCCTACGCCAATACAGCGTGTTTTTAAAGCTCCAAGGCTTTGTCGGTTGGAACAATTTAAAACCTGTGGCAATTAGATTGTTTGCTGATGCCGGATTGTCAGTTGTGTCAGTTACAACCCATCGCCATCCAAGAGCTTTTGCCTGTCGGAGGCGGACACGAATAAACTGTTTCTGTAATCCTTGTCCACGAGCAGCAGGCACAACACCTGCGCGGCACAGATAACCGCAATCGGTCCAAGACACAGTACGCACAAGCCCCGCAAAACCAATATCCACGCCATTTGCAGTAGCAATCCACCAAGATCCAAAATTAGTGTCATACGGCGTATCAAAAGGTAGGCATTTGTTTTGAAGTGCCGACAGTTTCAACTGAACAGATTCTTTGCGAATGTCAACACGTTTAATCATGAGCGTATTGAAAACGCTCAGTGTTACGCAGTCATGACATTACACAGGTGTAGATTGGTGAAGTAAGTCGTCTTTGGCCTGCGATCCAGCAGAGGACCCGAAGTAGAAAGCAATGATGCCAGTCCATGCTGTCCCTAATGAGCCAAGCATGATGTCAATCTGGGGTGCGTGTTCGATCTTGCCAAACATCAAACCAAACAAAATGCCAAAGAATCCAAGGGTTACGCCAATCGCAAGGGTGGGTGGCAAATAACTTTTGGTAGCAATCTGCATATCACGGGCAGATTTTCTGTCCTCAACATTTAATTTGGCAAAGTCCAGACCCATTTCTTGCGCCCGAGCGGCCATCTGCACTTCCGCCTGCTTGAGCAGCATGATTTGATCCGCGTTTAACTTGCCCTCACTAATCGTGGACTGCACGTCTTTGGGATCAATGCCAATGGCTTTTGATACGGCTTCAATGGCAAGCCCCGCAAGGGGGCCACCAAGGGCTGTTGCAATCGTTGGGGCAATAGTTTTTAACCAATCCATACAATCTCCTTACGGGCAAGGGCCAGAAACAAACCCAACAGAACTACAAGTGTTGGGAATTGCAGTGCATGGTCCAACTACAGTTCCATCGGTACACCAGTTAATTTGAGAGGACGTTGATCCACTTACAAAAATCTCAGGCTTAACAATTGCAGATCGACCAATAACGTGTGTGGCAACGAAAGTAACAGTAGCAACTGGACCCGCTACAAACTCTTGGGCAACAGGCCCTCGAAAAAATGGGGTGGGTAGCACCACATTTGCATCAAGTCGAACAGTTATAGGAGGCAAAGGAACACAAGGCCCAATCACAAACCCGTCCGTACACCAATTGGGTGCTGGCAAGATGGGTGTGGTAGTAATAATGGGAGGCGTTACTATGGCAATAGGGCCGTTAACGGGGCCACTGACAAAGGTAACAGTAGGGGCAGAGGCGGGTTGCGTACCACTTGGGCCAAGCACAAAGGGGCTGGGCGGGACGGCATCAAAATTCAGTTTGACAGCCATTGATTTAACTGGAGGCATGACAGGTGTTGCAGGATCAGACCCTACGCCACAGCCCGACAAGGCAAAACACATAAGCATTGCATATTTCATATCAGTTCCTTAGTTTGTACATAATAAATTCAAGAGTTCCCCACCCGATAAAACCAGCAGCAAGAATAGACACAAAGCCAATTAGCAAAATGTTTACCGTCTCTGCAAGGTTCTCACGCTTCAACTTTGCTTTGGCCTCTGCTTCACGTTCTTCACGCTTACGGTTAGCCACGATCATGTTGTATTCAGCTTGGATGGCTTCCCACACATCACCTTGACCAGAATAGATCAACTGTTCTTTGAGCTTCTTTTCTGCGTCCCTCAGTGCCTTGGCTTGCATCACCGTGTCGAGAGCTTGGCCCATCTCTGATCGCGGCTTCTGGCCCTTGTCTTGCACCGCCGCCTTGGCCACGGTGTCTCGCATTTCAAAGAACTTGATCAGATCGCCACTGCACTCCTGCAAGTCCTTGCCCATTTGAATGGCTTCTTGGACTCCTGCAATCGTGCTTTTGGCTATCGCAAACGCTGCGCTAATGGTTATCGGATCAATCACTTCAGTTCCAATCAACGCAACAAAATTTGGGGCAGACATTAGCCCGTTAGGATGGTCTGCCAGCACCCCCTTTACCCCGGAGTGCGGGTCGGGCTATAAACCAATAATCTTTTTGACAAACTCGGCTGCTACACCCGGCCCAAGCAACACAACCGCAATCACAACGTACAAAAGGTACTCGATTTTGGTCATGCGCTTGGAGCCTTCGTCAAATCGGGCCTGAATGTTTTCATATCGTTGAGCGCAAACTGCCTCATGGACACTCAGACGCTTGTCGGTATCACTGGCTAATTCATGAACGTCTTCCATTTATCACTCCGCAGGTTCTTCAATCGCAGTAGGCTCTGCACCTTGCGCTGACGCTTGCTTTTGGATCTCTTGGATCAGGCCTGCAACTTCAACAAATGGACGATTGCCTAAGTATTGAAGGACGGCATTCACCAAATCCGTTGTCAATTTCAATTCATTCATTTTCACACTCCATGTAAATTACCGCCAAGAAAGGGTGGCGGCATCCCTGTAGTCGGACTACAAAATTAAGTAGTTGCCCAAGGCACGCCAGCGGCGGTTACAGGGTTCTTCAACAATTCAATCTGCTGTGCAAGGCTTGCTTCAGTAGCATCTTTATCGACCCCGTTATTCCA